ACGGCGGTCATTACCTTTAGCCCGCTAGACTATAAATCTAGCAGGCCCCACCCACGCTTTAGGTTCGCCCTGCGTGGAAGGGCATACTGGTGTGCCTCAACTAATGGCCCATCGACGCGATACCTGGATAAGGTATCCGCCGATGGAGGAACACGAACTTTTGACATTCGTGCGCCATCAGGAGCCAGACGGGGGTCCCCATTGGGACCTCTTAACGATGCTATTCGTTGCATCTCCGCCCAACCCGGGGCCCCGGCATTTAGAATGCGGGGGCGAACTAGCCAAGAATAATACTCCCTACGATGAAACTTAGGATTATACCTAGATCGCAACGCGAGTTTCTTATTTTCTTGACGAGCTATTTTTCGGATGTCAACGAGGCAAATTAACGACCCTCTCACGCTATTCGCGTAAGGGACGGGTCGCGTGCGTTGGATTGCTCCAACAACGTAATCTGCCGCATTGAACATGCCTCTCTCGCACAAAGCGTTGTGAAACGCTACATACGAGGGGAGGGCCATACCAGTCAACGTGTGACACCATACGCTCTTCAGTCGAAGAGGTGTTACGTTAACGCCTTTATAGGCGTCAACGCCGCAGGATTCTCTAAAAGATCCCGCCGTACAGCACTTACCCTCATTGAACAGAAGTCCAAATTCGGGTAGCCGCTGTAGGATCGTACCATGGTCTTCGGTACGAACTATGATGTCATCACCATACACGTAGACTCTACTGGCCGCGCAAGCAGCGTTCAAGTCCGGTCGCGTATGTTGGATAACTGCAACCGAGAGGGCCCAAAATACTAGCGCCTCAACAGGAAAGCATATTGCTGATCCCATTGGAGCGTATTTCTTAAGGGTAATTACCTCTCCCGACGGGAGGCGCGTGGCCGTAGTACGTGCTGCTAATAAGCAGCATCTCCAGGGCTCGGGGAACAAATATTCCACCAAAGCTCTGGACACACGGTCTGACGCCTCTTTCATATCAAGTGTCACCCAGGGTTCTCCCCGGGAAGCCTTCAAGGCTAAGTCCTGATTCACGGTCTGGTCATCAAAATTTACATGACCTTTCGTGAGAGGATGTGATGTAATCGCCTTTATAAGCGATCGCATCAGCCCTTGTTGCACCCATTGGTATTCCAATGGTTCACATGATATTAAACGCGGTCCCCTGGAGTCTTTAGGGACGAGCACGACTTTCGCCGTGCCTGACTCTTTTTCCTCCAGGGATAAGTAAGCCTGAAGCTCATCACACAAGTGAGAAGAATTGAAGAAGAAGTATTCCTCATAGGGAAACTCCTTCGCCAAATTACGATAAAACCGGCTGAAAACCGACTTCTCGTATACCTTCTCTCCTGTAGCGACAGCGCCAGGTCCATGCCGGGGCGCAAAAAATGCACCCCTAGGATCCGTGTTAGCCACGACTCTCTTAACGAGAATCGCAGCTTGGCGGAGAATCCATTGCGTGGAAGGACTCTGAGGGCCAATTTCATTTGGCAGATCGGAATCCACTTTCTTAAACAAATCAATGACTTCATTAGATTGTTTCGCGTCTATCGGTAGCTCTAACTTGTAAAACAAGTAAAGCAGCTGTCGTAGCCATCCCAGTGCACCTGCGGACGCATCACTGCGTTCGCATCCACTTGTGTCGAACACCTGTTCTATCAGACTCCCAAACAATAAGGGTATCTGAGACTCGGGCCTCAATTTGAAGCCTGTTGTACGTAGAACAGTGCCAGTAGCTAAAGCAAAGTCAATCGCTTTAGCAAGAGATGGAAGCGTTCTAGTTAGGAACGAAATCCCCTCATTGGCAGTGCGATCCCGGATCTCTCCGAGGTCGCGTTCATGCTCGATGCTTGGATATGCAGATGAACCAGCCACATCGCTGAGGCTGGCAACAAACAAACCAAGATAGAATTCGGTATCAGGGCTCATGCCCCTCCTCCGCTTGGCTTTCGCTAACGGAGGTCCATTTCCTCGCAAGAGGAAACGGCCCGAATGCATCCCATCTATAAGACGAGAGCGTGTCTCCAACCTTCCACGTATCACTACGCTGAAGAATGTAGGCCCTCCGTCTTTTCGGTGTTAAAAGCACGACCGTTAAAAGTCGCATATTTTCACTGAATGAATACGACACGTTATTTATGATGTCCGCATCGACAGTTACGGTGGACTCCGAGACATGAATCTCAGAGCCACGCCATAATATCTTTGTGAACCCAGATGACGCGTAATATTTGATTGATGGTTTTCTTGATTTGAGGCTATTATTAGTTTCCATATATATGGTATTCTATCCTAGCACTCACTGTATGCTGTCAGTCTCAATGAGAACCTGTGTCCTCATCCTTGTGTGATACCTTACATCCGTTGGCCCCGCTCGCTTTTAGTGCTTGCAGGGTTGAGGGATGCGTGAGGCGTTTTAAGTTACGCCTCCATGTTCAGTATCTTGTCAAGCTGGCCGCTGACGCAAAGAACGTCAACGACTGCCCCGACAAGTGTCTGTAGATGTGCGGTGGTGATGTAACCGTTCGATTGAATCGGACGGTCCAACACAAGATAGCACGCCGCGGTGGGCACGACGCCCCCCGTAAGATCCAAATCGGTATCAAGCCGACTCAAATCAAAGCGTACTAAACTCCGACATCGCTGCTTGAACCCAGATCCCGAAAGAGCATGCCTTACGGTAAGCTCATGGGGTACTGTGGTTGCATTGGCAGCGATGCGCCGCTTAGTTGTATCATTGACAAGTGATGCCACGAGTGCGTAAGTTTTCGCACCCTCGGCACCAGGTTTTGTGGCGCTACCGCTATCGGTAACGACCAAGTCTGAGGTTAGCATTATGTGTGAGTGCCTTTGTACAAGGCGGTTATACGTTATGCTCCCCATCGCTGACTAAGGCTGTCCCGGGTTTCAAATCCGGGGGATGGCCAACAACGATAGGTTGCGTTGTTAGAATGACGCAGAAGTGCGCACTCTACCTTTGCCACCAAGCGCTTTATTAACAAAGAGACTACCCGCGAGGGCAGCCTGCTTAAGTTTTAGGCGCTTAGTCGTGATCGCGTGGATATTCGGCGTGTGCCGAACGCGATTGTAGTACGAACGTGTTGCTTGGAATACTTTGTGAACGACAATAGGAGGAGTTAAATTCCACCAGTTTCCTGGTGGTACATAATTCACTATGTCGTTACTCTGTACTCTTACCCAACACTCCGTCATGCTACTGTATGCCAATGAATGGCAGAAATCAGTAACGGTCGTTTGAATAGGGAAATTGTCTCTTGCGAAAGACTGCAAGAAACCTGAAACATCGGCTATCCAGTCGATGAGGAACGTATAGGGGATCGCATTCCAGATGATCGAAGGGTCCAAACGGACTCCCAACGCATCCAGGCGCGTCTTTATATATTCTTCAGTTTCCCCCATAGCCGGGACGGTATAGATATACCGCATCGTGGCATGGTAGATTGGACGTTTAGTCCAACGGCTTCTCCTGTCAAGGAGGACCGTCGGACGATTACTCGACCCCGCCGAATTCGTTCGGAACGGGGTAGGCCAAGACCGCTGTAATGCTGTCAAGACCTTCCACTCATTGTCCTCAGGGACCCCCGAAGATTTGGGGATAACTCGCCTATAATGGCGAACCTGAGGTTTACCCGCGTAGCGCTTGAGAGTCTCGATTTTAAACGAGAGTCTCTCAAGAGAGTTCATCGTATCAACTATGTCCCGTATTAACGGAACTATGCCGAATGACGACTCGAGGTGAGCTCCGGTCAATCGCACCGCAATGTCTTTAAACATCTTAGTGCGACCTCCCTGGAGCCTAAAGCTTGGATCAGAGTACGGCGCATCTTTAAGCGAATGGGGTACTATACCTTTCGGTAAGTATTTACCCTTCGCATCCAGATACCGCCCCTTAATCCTTGCCACCGCTGTCCCCGCCCTCATCCACGACTTGAGATCTTTCAACTCAAGTAAGGTGTTAACCAAGCTGAGCCCCTCATTCACATGAGGAAGCATGAAAGCCAAGGCCTCATCGGCCATAGCTGCCATATCTACGCTCGGTACCGTGGTCAAGGCAATCGCCGCATCAAACTCCGATTTCGTATACCCTCCAATGTACGCATTGCTGCGTCCAGCGTTGGGGAATAGAACTCGGCATTTTGGTACGTCGAAACCATTCGAATCATATGTATGTAGACAGTCGCGAAAGCGTCCATCTACTCCAGTATCGTCGGTTATTGTCTCCATCCAGCTTGTATAGCCGTTTGGAATTAACCAACTAACCCCTGATGGAGCGAGAGAAGACCACGCATCGCTAATACCGTAAGGTATTGGCGAAGGCGTGATCCAATCGTTGTCTCCATAGGTTATAATCGAACAACTGGGTCCTGATCTAGTACGGGTTCTCATATTCAAGCAGACCGCTCGTTCCTGGA